GCCGTATTCTTTTTATATCCCATAATCGCTTTAATATATTGCCTTGTCTTTCTTATTTTCTTTTTAGGAGGACGAGTTTGATATGAAGGTTTAATCTCTACAATGAATTTCTTTGTTGTATTATCAGGTTGTTTAATCTTCATATAAAAATCAGGAAAGTATTTGTGTATTTTGTTATCAATAGAACGATAATTAATCCATATTTCTTCACTACCCCATTCTAAAACCTCATTTTTTCTATCACAATAAGACATAAACCTACGCTCCCAACTTGAGCGATAAATAATATTCTTTGGGTTGCCCTTGTATTTTTGTGGGTTTTTAGGTGTGAATTTGCCTTTATATGCCATACGGTCTATGTTAATCAATCTTCCTATCTTCTTCATAGTATTATTTATTGCATATAAATATAACATATGGCGTCAATATTTGATACAATAAGAGGTAGGGCTGGTTCTGGTACTGGGCATATGAAAAAGTCTGCTCAATGGTACAGAACACAGGTCAGTAAGTTAGCAAGTAATATAACCGCTAGACAATTAATGCGACAAGGTAAACTAACAACAAGACCTAGTAGAGGCAAGTTAAGTTTATATGCCTATGATCCTAAATTGAAAGGTACGTTGCCTTACTATGATGTGTTTCCATTAGTGTTGCCATTAGACCCTATACGAGGTGGTTTTATTGGTATGAATTTTCATTATCTACCACCATTGTTAAGATTTGAAATGTTAGACAAGATGAGTAGATTTGCTACTGATAGAAAATTTGATAAGAAAACAATTTTTGATTTAAACTATGATGACGTTAAACGAATTAAAATTATTAAACCAACTCTTAAAAAATATCTATGGTCTCATATGAGGTCAGACTTTTTAAGAGTAGATTTAGACGAGGCCGCAATTGCAATTATGTTACCTGTTGCTAGATTCAAAAAAGCAAGTGAAGCAGTTGTTTGGTCAGATAGTAGGAATAAAATAGCATAATGGCAATATTAAGAGAACGAATACCTTTACCAGGGAAACTAGGCAAAATCTTTGACATAAGATTAGGTCTGCCAAGGGAACGGGATATAGATTACGCAAAACGTTATAGGGATATGAAGCCTAATGAGAATACTAGAATAAACAAATTCAGGTCATTGGTGTCATCTGCTGAAGGTCTGGCACGACCAAATAGATTTATTGCGATAGTTAATTTGCCTTCAGCTTTAAAAGGAGTATCTCCAGGTCATCCATCAGGAGTAGGTAGCAATCCAGAATTTGCACAATACAGCATACAATCAAAAACAACCCAAGACTTAAATAATGTTATTAGAGATAGATTATTTTTCTTTTGTGATACTGCCCAACTACCTGCTAGAAATATAAGTGATGAAACGAAAGACCAATTATATGGACCGGAAAGAAAAATTGCTAGAGGTCATACTTGGGCAGATTTAACTTTGACTTTTTATATGGGACAACAAATGATAGAAAAAATGTTGTTTGAATCGTGGCAGAATATGGCAGTAAATCCATTTACTTTCAATGCAAACTATTATGATGAGTATGTGGGAAGTATAGAATTATATCCATTAGTACATATTGAAAATACAAATTTTGAACCTTGGGAAACAGATGGTGGTAGAAAAAAAGGATTTAAAGGACTTATACAAGATACAATAGAAGGTGTGACTGGTATGAAAAAGGAAATTAGAAAACAGACAAGAACTGGCGAAAGTAGAGCAATGGCAATTGCAACGGTGGGTGCCTATTACAATCATTTGGTTGAGGCATTCCCTACAAAAATTTCAGCAATACCAATGGATTATTCTACAACAGGTTTAATGAAATTGAGTGTTGATTTCCATTACAGATATACTAGAGGTCCTGCTGATATTGACGCTAGAGAACTTGGTATAAATGAAGGTGCTTTGAGACCAAAAAATGTTAGTATATCAGAATGGAAGAAAAGAAGTTTAATTGGAGGTATTTTACAAGGAGTTGGTAGAGATATCCTCAATGATGTAAAGAGAAGATTCCCTTGGGGAAAAATATTTGGTGGTAAAGTAATCCCACCATTCTTTTAAACAATGAATATATAATTATAGGAGGAATAAAATTATATGAGAACTAACGTGAATAGGACTTTACCGTTAAATGAAGTCCCAAAATATACTTATAAATTGCAATCGGTAAAAGACCCGATTACATATAGACCATTTTTAGTAAAAGAAGAAAAGGTTATGTTAATGGCAATTGAAAGTGATAAGGAAGAAGATATGCAACAGGCAATTACTGATACGGTTCAGGCTTGTGTATATAACGACATAGACGTTTCAAAATTACCAATATATGATTTTGAAATGTTGTATTTACAGATAAGGTCAAAATCAGTTGGAGAAATTATAAAATTAAAATTGAAATGTCCAGATGATGATAAAGAAATTATTGATTATGATTTAAAATTAGATGATGTTAAATTGAGTACGGATGCAAATCATAAGGATACAATTGAATTTTCAAAAGGTTATGGTGTCGTTTTAGATTATCCTACTATTTCAAGTTATAATAGTAAGGCAGACCTAACGCAGGTAGAAGTAGGATTTAAATTATTAAATGAAAGTATAAAATCAATATTCAAAGGCGACCAAATTTATGACCGTAATAGTGTGTCCGATGAAGAGGTTGAAGATTTTGTTAATAATTTAACACAGGATCAGTATAAGAAATTGATGGTGTTTTATGATACAATGCCTAGAATAAGGCATAAGATTGAGTATCAAAATCCAAAGAGTGGTAAGAAATTTTCATTAGTGTTTAATGGGGCGTCTGATTTTTTTTAGTTACCCTTTCACACGATAATTTAGAGAATTATTACCGTGTTAACTTTTTGTTAATGCAACATCATAAATATTCTTTAAGTGAGTTAGAAAATATGTTACCGTGGGAAAGGGAAATATACATTGATATGTTAATACAACACATTAAAGAAGAAAATGAGCGTATGAGAGAGAGAAAAAAAAGATGAGCGATGATTTAGTAAAGGTTAAAAAGACAACCGAAGAATACGAATTAAAGAAAAGCGACCTTGTACCTGATTCAGGTGAGGATGCTCCTACTTGGTATAACAAGACAGCAGGTCTGTTAGATAAGTTTAGAGTCATACCTAGACTAGTAATGTTGGCATACATTTATGCTTTCTATAAATCGGTAACTTGGTTTATGACATTACCAGACCCAACCAATTCACAAGCAATGTACATATCAACTATTGTTGGTGCTGGTGCGGCTTTCTTTGGATTATATGTAGGCAAACCAGGTTCAGCATTACCTAAAAACAATAAGAAATAATTAAATGGCAGACACACAAACATTTCAGGATTTATTAGAAACACAAAAAAAAGCTAAAGTTAAAGAGCAGGTAGGAATATCTCAAGCAGCTCAAACTTATGCTTTAGAAAAGCAAAAGGATGTGCTTATTTCACACGCTCCAGGCAAAATTATAGACCTTCCTGGCAGGCCAGGTGTTAAAGTTAACAAAGCTGATATTAGTAATGAAGCCCATAATGTAGTTAGAGATTTCATAGGTGATATGGACCGAATTGGTGATGGTGGGTTCAATGAATTTAAAGATACAATGGAAACATATAAGGTTCTGTTGAGAGAAATGGGAACAGAATCAGGTTCAGGTGCTGGTGCTTTTACAGATATTGAAAAGAGTTATATCAGTAAAGTTATTACACCTGTTTTGCAAGAGATTTATCCTTTGGCAAATATGTTTGCTAAAGTAAGATTTGGATTCAAGGATTTATTAAAACAATTTACACCTCTTAAATTAGCAGAACGATTTTTGGGGGAGAAATTTATCATTGGTGGGTTTATTCAACGTGCTGTACAGCGTAAAGAGGCAGGAGAAACAAAGTTTAGACAAGCTGAAAGAGCAAAAGCAAGAGCTGTAGGAGTAGCAGGTAGAAAAGAAACAGAAAAAGATATTGCTAGACTGACTGGTGATGACTTTGGTATGGATGAAGAACAACGAACAGAAACTCGTGGTAAGAAGTTTGGAACATTTGGAAAAGTAGGTTCAGGTTTAGGACTTGGCAAGAGTGAAGAAGAAAGAACAGAATTATTCCAAGAAGAAGAAGGAAGACACGAAGAAACTAGAAGTTTATTAGAAGAAATTAGAGATAACACAGGTGATGGTGGTATATTAGGTAAAACTGCTGGAAAAGGTGGTATATTTAATACAATGTTCACAGGTATTAAAAATAATCTTGGAAAAGTGGTAGGATCCATCACTGGACTTACTGCATTATGGAAAGGAAAAAAAATTGTAAACCTGGCTAAAGGTGCTTTAGGGATGAAAGTAGCTCCTAAGGTTGTGAGTACGGTTGCTACTGCTACTACAAGTGCTGCTGGTAAAAGTGGTGCAAAAATAGTTGCTACACAAGTTGCTCAAGAAGGTGTTGAAGCTGCTGCCAAAGGAACTACAAAGGTTGTTGCGAAAACAGCAGGTAAAACACTACTTAAATCAGCAATTAAGAAGATACCGTTAATTGGATTTGTTGCAGGTTTAGGATTTGGTTTACATAAATTAGCAAAAGGTGATTTCACAGGTGCCGCTATGGAAGTTGCTTCAGGTGCTATGTCAATAGTTCCTGGTATTGGTACGGCTGGTAGTGTTGCAATGGATGTTGCTATTGCGAAAAAGGATATTGACGCTGCAAAAGCAGAAGCAGCTTTAGAAAGTGGTGCAGTTGCTGATGGTGCTGTGGAAGGTGCCAATGAAATAACTGCTGCTGTTGAAAGTAAATATATCTCAAAGAAAAATGTTGATGGTGCCTCTACGTTAAATACAGATTTGGTTAATGTTGATTCAAAGAGAGCTAATGTAAGATTAGATTTAGAATCTGGTACATTAGAAAATATAGCAACTCAAAATCAATCAAGTCAGGTACCTCCTTTTATTTTAACTGACAATAAAAATATTGTGGATGCTAAACAGACTAGTTATGTAATAACAGGAGAGAGTGTTGTTAATGCAAACGAATTTAAAGCGTTAAGGTTATAGGAGAATAAAATATGGCAACAAAAGATGGAAGAGCAAATAAATCCTCAGTTAAAACGGGTGTTTTAAGCTATCCAACAAGCGTAGTGGACCAAGATGGTCACTACATCATATTTAAAATATT